GATCACGGACGATATTCGATAATAAGCGTAATTCTGCCCTCATAGAGGCGTGCATACGCGCCTGAACCGCGCTCATCACCTTCATAGAGCGTTCTAAGATGGCTAAGGTGGTGCCAACCGGCGCTTCTGCGTTCATATCCGCTGCTTTTACGTCGGCAGCAGAGGCAAAACGCCGTCCTTCCTCCACAATGTCGCCCATAAGCTGGTATAAAACCGTGCTTGGCTCTTTGTACGGCAAGAAACTGATGTTTTCTTTGATCGTTCCGCCCGGAACGTCCACATCTCGGAACTCACCAGGCATAATCGGGGTGTCATCACCCTTGATGCGTAGCCCTCTAGCCTTCAAACCACCCGGAAGGTTCGCCAAAGTGCCTGCATCGACCAGTTGTCTCAGCAAAGAGGTGGCAGATTTAGCCAATCCACCGATCATGTGGATCAAACCAAAGCCATAGAACCCTAATCCTGGCATGTATTGGTAGTGAACGAAGTGCTCGCGCTTCAGTTTGCGCTCATCGTTCTCGTACCAGTTGCGTCTGATGGATAAAATGGTGCGTGATGAGTGATCAATCGTCACCACATACGGCAACATGATGCCGGTAGGCTCACCTTTCTCGGTATCTTCAAACCCTGGCAGGTCTAAATTGACGTGCATCTCAAGGATCGTGTGCCGATAGTCCATATCGTAGTTGGCAGAGTCACCCGTCAACTCGTTATATTTCTTTTCGATCTCGTCGTAGTCTGGAGATGGGGCAGGTAACTCCACATCCAGATAAAATCCAGCCACCTGAAGTTTGCGAACCTCATTCGAGCTACGCTTCATCACATGCGTCGAACGCTCACAGGTCGCCAGATCGCTGGCACCATAGCTGACAACGAAGTCTTCAGCCGGTACGAACATGCTGCAAGGGCGTCCCATGTTGGGATCATAGTAAACCTTACGAAAAGCGGAGCCACCAAGCGGCAAAGAGAACAACATACGCTCTGTCTCAGAGCGATACTCTGTCATTTTCTCTGTAAGCAGATAGTTCAGATAGTCTTGAACACGGTTTGCTTGGTTTTCTTTCTCGTTGGTAATGGTGCCAACGACAGAAGTCTTGACTGGGCCACTGGCAGGAAACAACTCCTGTATCGCCTGTGATTGAAACTTAATCACCGACTCTGTGAGCAATGGGTGAAACACACCACAAGCACCGTCCCACGGTGTAGTTCTGTCTTCGTGCTTGAGTCCCAACAGATCCAAGCCTTCGACGTAGGTGCGCTCCCAGTCAGACCGGCTTTCTTTGTCTGACTTAAAAGATCCAATCAGATCAGTGGCTATACCGTATAGCTCACCCTCATCGATAAACTCAGCCAAGTTTGCATCGTGAAGGACTGCGCCCATTGGCCCCATGTCAGGGTCAAAGTCTATAACTACGCCGCCATCTTCTGTTTCGATAGCAACAGCGTCAGGGTTTACGATCTCTATCTCTAGGTCTGGCTCATCGCCGGTTCCCTGAGAAAAGATCGTGTCTGGCGTAACCAGAGGGCGATCAATAGCCATCTATCCGTTCTTCGTGAACTTCTGAGTTCGAGCCGCACCAGAGCCACGGGCAACGGTGTTACCTCCGTTCTTTCGATCCATCATGGTGGCACCGCCATTAGCCATCATCTTGGGCGACATCTTGACGCCATCACTGGTCATCATATTCATGGTCTTGCCGCCACCCATCATCTTGCCTTTACCATCTACCGTAAAGGAAGGCACCATCTGGCCTGTCCTAGGATCTTTCGACATGGGCATTTTTGTTTCCTTGCCACTAGCCATCATCTTAGGAACCTTTTTCCCCATAGACATGGTTTTAGGTTTGCTAGTCCTTGACTTCGTTGCGCCGCCCATTGAGTAACCTTTAGACTTCTTCTTCATCGCCTGCTCCTGCATAGAGGTTATCGAATACTTGATTCACGTCCAACGTGTAATCTAAATCAGATTTGCTGTAGTGAATGTGCTGCGATGGTCTGAAGTCTGGGGCACCTTCGCCCACCTCAA